CACGTAAATCATCTTTAATAAAAAAATGAAATCAAAATTATATACTGCATCAGGTAAAGAATTTAAAGGCTCTCATCACGAAATGTCTAATGGAACAATTCATTCTGGTAAAAAACATACTAAAGGTAGTAAACGTTTGTATAAACGGAGACCTAAAAAATGAAATTAGAAGTATTAAGATTTAGTTCAGGTAAAGATTCGACATCAGGTATATTACTTGATGCGAGTAACGGAAAAAAAACATTTCTTTGTTACACATTAGAAGATGAGCAACGAGATGTTAAAGTGTATGGTGAAACACGCATACCAGCTGGTACATACAAGCTTAAACTACGTGAAGAAGGTGGTTTTCATAACAAACACTTAGCAAGATACGGTCCAGATTGGCATAAAGGTATGATATGGGTACAAGAAGTACCTAATTTTAAGTGGATTTTATGGCATTCAGGTAACACAGATGAAAATAGTGCTGGTTGTCTGTTATTAGGAAATTCACAAACAAGTAACATTGTGAAAAAAGATGGATTTATTGGTGGTAGTAGAGACGCATATAAACTTGTTTACCCTCGTGTGTCTGAAGCTATACTATCAGGACAAGATGTAGAAGTTACATACATAGATTACGATGGAGACATACAATTAAGTAACAAAACTTCGCCAGACATGATACAACCAGATAATATTATGGATAAATTACAAGAGATAAGTGGCGAACTGCAAGTTGTTTCTGCTAAACTAGATGGAAGAAAGATTGATTAATGGTAAATAAAATAACTGATTATAGGTTAGTAGAAGCTTACATAGATAGTCCTGAAGCTAAAAGACGTACAGTTGCTAAAAAAGCTAGACAATTAGCTAGTCAAAAAGCATGGGCTAAAAAATATGGTCCAGAATTTGCAAAACGTAAAGCCAGCAATGTAATTACAACAAAATTAAGTGGACCACCTACTCCAGAAAAATTTCGTAAAATACAAAGGAATGTTGGCTATGGTATAGATTCTTATTCTAGACCTACAGCTAAAACACAAAGTACTTTTGGTTTAAAAGGTACAATGCCGTCTACTAGAAAATTTGTTGGTAATAAATCTGTAAACACTTTAGCTGGTGAAGTAAAACCAAGTACAGTAAAATTCAATACAGACCCTGGAGCTCCAAGTAAATATGGTTTAAGTAATAAAGGAAGTAAAGCTGTTACAAATAAAGTTACTCAAAATTTCACAGCAAATAGTGTAAATATGTCTGCAACTGAATATGCAAAATATAAAACAAAAGTTGCAGCTTCCAAAAAAATAGGTTCTAAAGTTGTTATTAAAACTATTGCTAGAGGTGCTACAAGGTTAATACCTGGTATAGGTACTGCTATGTTAGTTAAAGATATTTATGATGTAAGCAAATGGGCTATGTCTCAACCGGAAAGAAAGATAAAAGGTGCTAACATATACGGTACAGTATCAAGTAATAATATATACAAGGGATATTAAATGAGTAAAGAATACAAATCAATATTAGAAAAAACTGGCTGGACTTTTGTAGAAGCATTTATAGGTGCTTTAGCAGTTGCTCCTCTAGTAGGCGTAGATGCTAACGTATTACAGTTAGCTGCACTATCAGGTGCATCAGCTGCTTTAGTTGTTATAAAAGAATTTGCTAAAAAGAAATTAGGTAAGTAAATAATGGTAAAACCTTTTGGACATAGTAAATCAAAAATATATAATAATCACGCTAAAACTGGGACTGATATACCTAGTGGTTGGGAATATGTAGCAGAACAAATTAAAGATTCTAAAGTATATGTTAAATCTTTAGATGCATATACTTGGGCTGTAGCAAATCAAGGTAAGTCTAGAGATAGAGGCGATGATATAAATTCTCCTAGAATTTATCCTTCAGATTTTATGGGAGGTAGACCAAGAAGTGAAGGTGGCGATGGTGGCAATAAAGACTATGGTGAGTGGGTAAACAAACAAAATAGTCAAACACATAGAAAAATTTGGAGCGGTGGAGCTCCTATGTATAAAAATCCAAAAAGGATAAATTAATATGGTTTATAAAGAATTTGCTAAAAAGAAATTAGGTAAGTAATGGTTTCTAAAAGAAAAGCAAAAATAGCTAAAGAAATTATGGATGCTATGCACCCTGATGGTCCTGTTAATTATTCAAAAGATACAAGACGAGGAGCTAGATTAGCTAATAAAATTACAAATAGTATTGTAAAAAAGGGACCTATGTGGACAACTACTACTTCAGGAGGTAAAACAACATTTATTAACCTTAGTAATATCCGTGAAATAAAACGTGCTGGTCTTGTTAAATTTGGGCCAGCTGCTACTCCAGTAGCTAAAGGAAGTAAATTATTAGGTGGAATTACTCCTGGTGCAGTTGCATTAACTGTAGCTGAAGGTGTTTATAAAGGCACTAAACGTGCATTAGATAATCCTGAATTTCACAGAGGAAAAGCAGGTAAAGGTTATATAGATTTATCTGTTAAAAAACCTGGTAAGTATGGTGTAGATTACTAATGACTAATATGCCTGATAAATTAACTCTAACTAATCCTAATATGAAGGGCATGCCTGAACGTGAAAAACTTATGCGTAAAAATCAAGAACTAAGCAAAGCTAATGTATCAGCTGCAAGAGCTACAGAGTATAAAGATAAATCTTCTACACAATTTCAATTAGGTAATACATCATTAGCTTATCATTACAGTTTTAAATCTTATGCTGCAAAAAAGAAACAGTTGGAACAAAGTTACAGAGCGCACATATACTCTAGCTAACACCTGAGTGTCTATCTAAATAACCTTCTAATAATTCTCTATAAGCTACCTTTGTACCCATAGATTGACGACCATCGTATATGTCATGATGCCATTTGCATAATACAGATGTATTATCTACATTATATTTACGAGCTTTATTACCACCCATACCTATATCTTTAAGGTGTGCTAGCTCTAACCATTTACTACTACTACAATTTGCCCATTCACATACGTTTCCTGCTCTTGTAAAGGCTTCTTCTCTTATCTGTGCAATGTTATCCATCAACTGAGTACATAGTATATTTAAGTGTAATTTCTTCTCCTGTTTTTATAGTTTTAATAGGAAACAAGTGACTAACTACTGTCCCATCGAATCTTTTAATTTCGCAGTTAGGTGTTTCACTATGATTTATAAAACCACCTAAAGGTGTACGAAACACAGTACCTACTTCTTCGTACCATACATGTGTTACACCTAAAGAAGTTTCTAAATCTTTAATAGTTTTTAATGTAAACAAACCTAAACCATCTATTTTACTTGGCTGTATAGTCATACCTTTTGGTAATGGTGTATATGTATTTTTTTTATCCATATATTGTAAAGTACCTTCCCGATGGTAAGTCCCATGTTTTTGTTATATCGTTCCATCTACAGTCACCTTTATTAATTTCTGTATCACCTTCATAAATAACATTAGATATATACATAAATAACTGTGTACTACATTTACCTTCTACTTTACCTATACCCATGTCAGCATAATCCATTAGTTTTTGTAAATAATCTAATGTATTTTCTGTTATAGCTACTCCAAATTTAGATGAACCTGTCATAAGGTCACTAGGTGCAGTCTTATTCAAACCAACAGTCACACGTTTTTGTGCTAATTGTGCTTGATTATTACGTAATGAATCTAAGCTATGTGTTGTAGATACTTTTAAGTCTAAAGTTTCTCTATCTAATGTGTATCCTATCCATACTTCATTACCATTTTTATTAAGTCCTAAGAATCTTTTACCACCAAAGATAGTTTTCTTTTCTGCATTTTCTATCCAAGCATCTACTTTTGTATACCATTCTATTCTGTCTTCATATTTTGTATCTACATAAATCTCTTTTGATTTTGCAAACCTTGTATTTATACTCATTATTCCTCCTCGTTTATAGGGTCAATTGTTACAGTAAACTTAGGTACTAAACATTTGATTTCTTCTTTACCGATTTCATTCTTAACAATTATTGGCATAAATCCAAAACGTTTTTCTAACTCATTGATAAGAACTATACCGTCTGCGTCTTCTACTAATATATCACTCATTCTTCTTCTCCTAAATCTCCTAATTGATTGTTGTAATCTTTAACAAATTTTTCCATTAACCAACGTAACTTACCTAAGTCAGGTGGAATATTCATTTCTGTATTACCACACGCATCTACAAATTGTTTACCCCATGTTTTCATAAATTGTGGATGGGTAAATATATTTACATTAATTATGCTAGGTGTTTTAATTTTCTTCATGTTTTTTTTGCTCCTCTATGTCTTGTAATATAAACTCAGCACACGAATCGCATACTTTATTATCAGGATAGATTGTTACATAACATGTAATATTACATACAATACATACCATATTATAAATGTCTTTAATTTGTGTTTTCATTTAAATTAACTTCCAACAGTTCATTATTATGTCCTTTCCAACAATGCTTGCTACTATTCCAATGATGCCAACCATCGTTATAAACTAACCAAGCAGCTATTTTTGTAGACGTTATAGGGTTCTTTCTATCATTTATTATACCAAGCTTAGGTTTTAACCAAGCCCAAGTATTGTCATTAAATTGCCACAAACCTACATCAGTTGTACCATTTGTATTACGGCCTACTGCTGTTTCTTTACCTTTGCTTTCGCAATAAACAATAGTCATTCCTTGTATTACATCTTCTGGTTTAAAGTATGTAGAGATTAAACTATGCCATTGTTCTACGTACTGAACCTGGTTCTTTACCTCTCTGCATTCTTTATAGTCTGATAATAAATCAGGTGTTAGAAACATTGGAAATAAACACCCGACTATTATCTCTAACATTAGCTAACTGTAGTTTTTGAAGGTAGTTTCGTGCAATAGTATGTACTAAAACCTCTCTTAGGTCCTCTTACTGTTACTATACTGTACCCTTCTTTACGAAGGTTATGTATTATTCCTCCAAATCTATGACTACCTAGCTCTGTAACCATTTCCCAATTAGTAATTGGTTCAAATTCATTTTCTGTTAATGTCATTGATAATGCCCATTCTACTAACTGAGTTTTGTTAAGTATATAATCTGGTACTAACTTACCTCTAAAATAATCTGGTATCATATTTATCCTTTCTTATTAGTTCTTCTAAGACCACGATACTGGCCGTTTTTTTTAGACTTAACAGCTCTTTTCTGCGCTCTATTCATTAGAAAGGTACTACGTCATCTCCAGCACTGGGTTGTGCTGTCTTGACTTCACCATCTAAATTCCATTCTGCAGGTACATCTGTATTATCTACCCACCAGGACTTACGCCACTTACCACTGTGTCCACCACAGGTAACAGGGTCATTAGTACTGCATACAAAGTCTGGACTTTTGTCTGACTTTTTATTATTTCTATTATCGTATACCATTTGTTGACAGAAAGGACACTTAAGGTCATCTCTGTATTTATTTTGTTGTTCCATTTTCTTTACAACTCCTCCTAGCATGTCACCAGCTGGTTGTACATCTGGTTCTTTGCTTGCTATTTCTATACCAACAGACTCTAACTTCTGTTCTATTGACATCTGTTCAAAAGACTCATCTGTAACAACAGTAGGCATACTAGCTAACTTTTCTATGTAG